CTTCTGGTACGTACACGGTAGTATTATCTTGCATCATACAATCTCCCGCAGAACAATAGTCTTTAGTCGATGAATCATTCCAATAATCCCAATATCCATCAAAGGCATTATGTGTAAATGTATCTGGGTTACCTATTAAACTCCCTGTAGCATTAACTCCATCATAATATTTTATTTCACCTGCGACAACAACCTTTTGATTTTGATAAGTACCAGTGTATGTGATATCTAAATAGTCTCTAACTAACTCAGCTATCTCAAAAGTAACTGTCTCTGTTGGGGTGTTTTTTATTATTGTGTATCTTAATGTACCTTCAATGTCTAATTCTAATTTTGCTGATGATGCTCCTGCTCTTGTTTTATAAACGTAATACGGTGATCTTAGTAATATATTTGCCATGTTCTATTTTTTTTGTGTAAATTCTAAAAATTCTTCTACATCCAACCCATAAGCTTTTGTTAAATCTTTAGGTAGATCTCTAAATGCTTTTTCAAAAGGTTTAGTAAAAAACAAACTTGCTTTAATACCTTTGATCCATATCGATCTTGATATTATAAATGCTGTAGATTCATAGCTTAAAAACTTTCCTTTTTTATCTTTAAATTGAAATCTCCTATCCTTAACCCATTTCTTAATTCCTCCTGATAGTCCACCTTCTTTTCCTGTTCCTGTACCAAACTTAAATGGACTATTAGTTGATTCAGGGTATGTGCTTTTTGCTCCTTTAACTCCTTGATCTTGGAACTTACCGTAATCTTCCATCTCAAACTTTAAACTCATAGAGTTAGGCATATTTTTTACTATACCTTTCAGAGAGTTGTACAGGTTACCTGATACATTCTTATTCTTTCTAGTTAAGTTTGCTCTTGATTGACTAATAACATAATCTTTAAATGCTTCTAATGCTTGTTCTGTATTCTTAGTTAACATATTGTCATATCATTTTGTATTTGTATATCAAATGTTGCTACCCAACCTGCTAATTTGTTTTCGAATCTATCTACAAATGGCTCACATGTTACATCCGTGGTAACTTGATATTTATCGGAATATAGATCTCCTCTTTGAAGTAGGGATATTAATCTTTCTAACACTCCTAATTGTGTATTTAGTACATCTTGCTCATTATCATTACCTCTAAATAAGTCTGTTGTTTCTTCTTTGCTTATATCTACTATGTCCATACACATCACAGATATATTAAATGTTAGAACTTTAGAATTAATACTACATTGATTAACCATGATATGTGATAATGGAAATAAAGTCTGTTTGTTTAGATCAACATTATCGAAACTACCATACGAGACATTATTCACGAATGGTTCTGCTTCCAGAGCTTCTTTTATTTTTTTTGTTAGTTCATAAAATCCTATCATCGTGTTTTATTTTTAAGTATTCTTTTTTCTATTTCTAGTTTATCTTTTTGATAAGCTAAATAAAAAAATGCAGAATGTACATTTAATTCTGTAACAGATTCAATTTTGGTTGCATCTCCTCCACCCAAGCTATATATCGAGTTAAACCATCCCCACTTCCTAGTAAATCCTCTCTCTGCTGATACGTTGAATTCCTCGTCGCTTCCTTGTTCAAAGATTTCAGGATAGTTTTCACTAACTCGTTGTTTAAATTGTAAAAAAAAAGTATGCTTCCCATAACTATGTCTAGTGGCATCTTTTTAAATTTTTCATAACCTGTAGTTCCTTTATAGTCCTCTACTATATATGTTTCTTTATATACGTCCTTTATCGGTCTATATAATATTGACATTGCTTTATCCATCTTGCTCCAATCGCTAATTGTTGTATCTAAGTCAATATATTCTCCTAATGTAATTTTATCTAAATCAGGAATAAAACCGTATGAAACGTTATCCATAGTAAACGTAGGAACTAACTTTGATTCTTGCTCAAATAACTTATTTATTATTTTAACAACCTTCATAACACTGTTAAATTCTACTTTAATTACATTTTGTAAATTTAGGTTGCAGAAAATCTCTACAGTCTTATGTAATAAAAAATTAGAATTTTGGTTTTCTTCAGTATTAATTTTATGATACTTTTGGTATTGACCTAAACTAACATCTCTAAGTGAATCAGGAACCTCTATCTTTACTTTCATATATATACAATAATAATATATATTATTTGTATAATATAATATAATATAAATATATAGAAAAAGGGAACCGTTTCTGATTCCCTAATTCCAAACATAAAAACTAATTAACGAAAAAAGAAGTCTAAGGATTATTATCTCTCTTGACTTTTAATTGTCTTTTAATAGCTTCATTTGCATTATCATAAGCCCACTCATAAATCTCTAATACTTTTTGGTGATACTCAGTAGAGTTTTGAAAGTATTCTTTAACACCTACTTTAATTTGTCCTTTATACTCTAAAACAATTAACACTTTTGGAAATCTTCCAGGTCTATTAGGTTTTGGATATACTCTAATATCGTTTTTAATACACCATTTGAAAATCATCATCTCCTTCTCGTATTGTTTTTTGGTTTTCAGATTTAGACTTTTCTTTACTTTTAATTTTTTTTTCAAGTTGATTTATTGATTTACTTAATGGTAAACATATTTTAATTAACTCATTCGTGGAAAGATCTTGGTTCCTAAATATTTTACACTCTATGTTATCTAATTCCTTTTTAATATCCTCTAATGACATAAAATAAAAAATTAATTGTAAAAATCATTGTTACAGTCCAGATACCTAAACCCCAAAAGAAGTTTTTAAGTATTATCCTCTGTAGTTTTTTATCTACAGGCATATTAATATCTTGTTGTGTTGCTTTGTATATTGTTTTCATTATGGTAAATAATAAGTTAATGTTCCTATAATTCCTAAAAAACTAAATACTACAAAGTAGATAATAAAAGCCCATTTAATCATTTCTTTGTTTTTCATTTGTTTGTTTTTAAAAAGATGCTGCCCATTCACATTAGACTTACTAAATTCCTCACTAGGATAATAATCCATGATTGATATCGGTTTTAGTGTTTTCATGTTACTACGGGTTATCAGCATCTGTATTGTTAGTAATTATGTATAAATTCTTTTGGGTATTTTCTCATACATATTGGTCCGATTGGAAATAATCCTTGTGATTCTTCTCCATTATCAAATTTATCATTATCATCACAGTCGTAATCTTTTGAAACCATTTCCCAATCAGTAGTCATATGTAAATAATGTTTTTCATTCGTTTTTCTACCACACACTATACAATTTGTTCCATCATCGCCAAAAGTATCTAAGTTTTGTTGGTAATCTTTTGATGTTATTAATTCAAGTTTTTTCATTTTTTTTTGTTTTGTTTTAATGTTAAAGCTAATATACTACATTTATTAACAACCAATGTAAACAATTATCATTTTAACAAAATTTTAACATATTACCAAATATGGTATTCGCCTTTATTAGGATCTTGTAGTTGAGAGGTTAAAGCATATCTAGCTGCATCTATACTGTGATCTCCAGACATAGGGTTAGGTTTTTGTAGTGTATTACCTTGTTTGTCTTTCATCCAAACGTAGCCTTGTAATTCCTTTATTAGATTCTTAGATCTCTGAGTGATGTATATTTTATTTTGATTAATTAAATTAATTCCATACACTATACTATCTCTTCCTTTTTTAACTGGAAACACTTGATGTCCGTATGTGTTTAATTCTGCTATTGATTTAGGCTCTGCAGAGTCTGCCCAAATACTTCCTAATATTTGATTATTCTTTAGGTATTGACTTATATGTGAGTTTAGCATACCTTTTCTATATAGTACTTCGTCAAATATATATCCATCATCTAATTTATATAAAGCTATCACTGATGCTTCATCTACTGAATAACCAAAGTCCAAACCATGACATAATAACCTAGCGTGTGGTGGTATTACTTCAATTTTCTTCCAATCTGATATACATGCTCCTTCTAATATACCTATCTCACCTAACCCATACACTCTCCACCAATTAGCCCAATATGTACTTTTCTTTGCTTTTATTTCTGCTTTCTCTATTTCTTTAACTATAGACTCAGGTAGTTGTTCATTGTCTTTATATGTTAATGTAATAAAATTAGTATCTTCAGTATTAACTAACTCTTTATCTACCCAAAATAAATTAGTAGGGTTATAATCTAACCATATATCTCCTGAAGTACGAATTGATAGTTGCTGATATGCTTCAAAGTTAACATTATTACATTCATTAATAAATAAATCAGTTCTTCTAGAACCTCTTAACTTATCAGGTTGGTCTGTACTGAAAAATTCAATATAACTATCATTACTAAAAGTATATTTTAAAATGCTCCTATTGTACTTTTCTTCGCTATACCTGTTAAGACCTTTAAGAATATTTAGAAAGTCTTTTAGAGCACCCCTACGTAAATGAGGGATGGACTCTGATACTACACTAACCTCTAAACCTGGATTCCTAATAGCTTTGTCTATTAAAATAGATAAAATACAAATAGTCTTTCCAGCTGAGGTTCCACCTCTAACTATCTTAACTCTATTATTTAATACTGATAATTTATCAAATGCTATAGTCTTTTTGACTCTCATTAGTCAATAAACAGTGGTGTGTCTTCGTTTATACTAATATTTTTAGTCTCAGTAGGTTTTCCTGCATAATAGTTATAAAACATCTGAACATATTTAAAGTCTCCGGATTCTACACCTGCTTTTAATGCTTGATATGCAGCGTCTTCTAATGGAGTTAGTTTCTCTATTAAATCTATCTCGTCTGCTTTAGATTTTCTACCTGATCCTATTCTTTTACCTCCGTGTGCCATAACTTGAAAAAACTTGATTAATCAATAATATAATAAAAAAAGTTATCATTTGTTAATTTTTATTTTATTATATATGGTTCGATTCCACATGATGTAGTTATTAGATAAATAACCTCACTTACACACTCTTCGTTGTCTGAATAGTCATTACATTTTTTAATAGCATAAGCTTCAATTGTTTTTAAATCACAATTTAACTCTGGTTTTTCACAGTTTATTAAGGTTAATAATAACAACGCAGAAAGTACTCTTGTAATATAAATCATTTGTTAAATTTCTTTTTTAATCTATCGTAGGTATTCATTTCCCAGATAGCATATTGATCCCTAAGAAAATAATA